TCAGTGGAGCAGTGAAGGCTGGCTTTCGTGGTGGGTATGAAGAGGCACTCTGTTTATCTGACCCGGTGCAACAATGACTCCCGCCACGCTCTCATGTGTCTTGAAAGTGCAGCTGCAGTTGATGTTCTGGCACTGGTGATAGCGCTCTTTTGTTTCACGCGAAATATAGCGACTGCTTTTGGCATGAGCAGCGGTCTGGCAAATAGGGCAATGCATCATCTTTAACTTTCCTTGAGCAAACGAGGCGGGGCGGGATGTATGTATTTTGAATAATCAAACTTGAATTTGCAAATTTAAGTTTCATCCTATTTATTATTCGTCACTGTCGTCTATGCTGCCGTCGTCTTCTGTATCCTCCTCAGCAGTGTATTCAACGTCTGAAAGTAAAACTTCAAACTCAAGCTGCGTGGTATAGCCGCTACTGCTCAGGCTGTGAGTTACCTTACTGATGAGCCAGGGCTGCGCATCGATCACCGACTTAAAGCCACTGACTTTGACCGGCGTTTCCGGGTACAGGTCAGCACGCCCCATCGCGAGCGTTAACGAGAACTCGGCGACGCCGCGCTGCAGCTTGTCCCATTTCGCCTTAGCCGCTCGCATCGCGCTGGCTTTTGTCGCATAGACGGTCGTCAGTGTGAACACGTTGTCTTCAGTACCTGCCAGATAATCCCCCTCCTTTGCCTCCGGCGTTTTGGTCGCGGTCGCTTTTTTCTTTTTGGCGGCTGGATGCTCCAGCGCGCGCAGGTGTTTTATCTTCGGCTTCCGCTTGACCTTTATTTTCTTCGGCTTCGGGTCTTTGGTGTGCAGCCAGCTCGCCGAAACGCCGGTGTAGGCTCCACGGTCTGCGATGCTGAAGCTGTGCCGGTCGCCATCCTGTCGCGTGATGGTCATCTGCGGGATCGGCTTGCCGCTGATGGTGACGCCGTTACCCGGCCGGATGAACAACAGCCGCCCGGCCTTCACCGCTGCTACCGCGCCGTAAAGAGTGGCAAGTCGCGTCAGGAATTTTGCATCGGTTTCCTGCGTCTGGTCTATGTGCGCCACGGCGATCCCGGCGAAGCCGTCGGCCAGCATTGGCTTGAGCTTATTCCGCTCTGCTATCTGCGTGACGATATCGCCCAGGGTGGTATCGTGATAAGACACCTCCCGGCGGGAATTGAGCGTGCCGCGAAAGTCTGCGCTGCGGGCGCGAATAGTCATAGTATCCGGCGCGCCATGGTGCTCGACCTCATCGACCGTAAAATCACCCTTGCCGAAAAGGGTCTGACCCTTCCAGCCCAAAAACAGCGTTATTACCGCGCCGCGCACCGGCAATGCCAGCTCGCCGTCGGCGTCGTCCAGCTCAATATCCAGCTGGTCAGCCTCAAATCCGCGGTTGTCTGTAAGCGTCATTGTGATAAGCCGATCCCTGATATTGGTCGTGACGTCCTTGGAGTTTACCGTCAGCATAAAATCAGGCGTGAGCCGTGACCCGGCCTGCACCGGCAGGCTACTAATTCCGATCATCCGAACAGCCCTCCTACTGAGGAAACCAGATCACCGGCTGCCGATTGCGCGCTTTCCATTGCTGACGTGAGCTGCCCCGGCAGATTGCTGGCGCCGCTGATAAGCCCGTCGGCCTGTTTTTTAAGGTCGCCAAACATCGACGTCAGCGACTCGTCGACGCGCTTGAGGTTCAGCGTGAACATGATTTTACTGGCCGTTCCGTTAGGGAAAAACTCGCTGAAAGTGTTTGAGATGCTTTCGATCACGTACATGCCGTAAATCATTCCGCTGCCTCCGATAAGCGGCCACGCCATGCCCTCGTCGGCCAGCAGGCGGACGGTCATCAGCGACACTGAGCCGCCGGTCACTTCCGGGCGCAGCTCCCCGGAGAGCGTAATTTTCTCGTCGCCCGGCCCGATAAACTGCGCGGCCGGCCGCTTGCCAAATCGGCTGTTAGTCGGCCAGCGGTAGTCAATATTTTGCTGCAGATCCCCGTAAGGCAGGGTCTGGCGCATAAACGGCAGCATGCCGTAAATCATCATCATCAGTTATCCTCCCAGCCCATTTTGCTGCGGTTCTGTGCCTGGCGGTTGCGCTGCTCTTTCGCCTGGTGCTGCGCCATCAGCGCCATGGCATCGTCTTTGGTCATGCCTTCGTGCATGTTGATTTCATACTGGTAGGTATTCTGGCTGCGGTCGGTATAGCCGCCCCCGGCCGAAGGTGAGGAAACCGGCTTGTATGAACCGCCACCGTAAGCGACGTTGTATTGCAGCCCGCCTGTATCGACGCCCGCGCCGCCGGTTGCCACCGGATCCGGAGTCTTAACCTTGTCTTTTAGCCCGCCCGACTTCGTGTCGATGATGCCGAGCTTTTCCAGCACCCAGTCAATGCCGCTGCGCAGCTGGCTCAGCGCTTCGCCGGGTATCTTCAGCGCCTGCGCCAGCATGTTGCCGAACTTCTTGCCCATCTCACCGGCAGACGCCAGCTCAGTTTGCGTGGATTTCACAGGCTCCAGCAGCTTGCCAAACCAGTCCCACAACTCCTTGAGTTTGTTGCCGACCCACTCAAAGACAGGCTTCAGCGGGCTAAACGCGTCACCTATCGGCCCCATCGCGGCGCTGAAACCCTCGGCAACGCCAGCGATAAAGGCTTTGATTGGCTCCCAGTATTTCCGCACCAGAAGCGCCCCGGCCACGATTGCCGCCCCAACGGCGACTATTGGCAGCGAGATGGCGCCGAGCGCTGTTGCAATGGCGCCGCCCGCAATGCTGAATGCCGTACCGAGAAAACCCGCCCCGGCAACAAGCATGTTAACGCCGGTAATAACCGGCCAGGCGACCAGCCCAATAGCGCCCAGCGCACCGACGATAAGCGTTCCTGCCGCCGCGATTTTGGCTATGCCTCCTGATAGATTTGGATTTTTTTGAACCCAGTTATCGATCTGTAGCAGAAAATTCGTGGTGTCCTGCGTCAGAGTGCGAAGAGAGCTGTCCATCTGGTCAAACACATCGGTGCCGAGCGCTTCATAGGCTGACTGCATCTCCTTGAAGTCGCCGCCGAGATTGTCCTGCTGCACCTTGACCAGCTTTTCCGTGCTGCCGTCGGATCCCTGAAACGTCTTTGTCAGCTTATCCAGCTCACCACTGGCTGCGGACTTCATCAGAGTAACGGCTGCAGACGCCGCCTCTTCGCCGAAGATAGTTTTCAGGTATTCACTTTGCTGAGAGTCTCCAAGTTTATTTTTCTCAAAGGACTGCTGCATTTCCTTCAGGATGGTAAAGAAGGGGCGCATATTGCCTTTGCTGTCGGAGGTTTTTACACCCAGCTCCTTGATGGCCTTAAAAGCCTCGCCGGTTGGTGCCTGCACGCGCAGCAACATGGCGCGTATTCCCGTTCCGGCCATACTGCCCGTTGTACCGTTGTTGGCTAGCGCGCCAATCATTGCAGCAGTCTGCTCCGCGCTTACCTTCGCGTTTTTAGCTACTGACGCAACATACGGCATCGCATCACTGAGATCCTCGAATTTTGTAGCTGTCCTGTTGAGCGTGGCGGATATCACGTCGCCCAGGTGGGCTACCTCGCTGTTAGCCAGGCCGAAAGCGTTTTTCGTGCTCATCAGCAGCTCTGCACTTTCTTCCATCGTGCGATTGTTGGCGAGCGACATGTTAAGCGTAACTGGCGTTGCTGCCTTGATGTCATCAACACTTGCGCCAGATTTTGCGATGACGATTTGCGCCTGAGCGGCATCATTCGCCGAGGCGGCGGTGTTGTCGCCGATGCTGCGCGCCTGCGTGCGCAGAGACTGGAATTCAGGCGAGTTTTTATCAAGGCCAAGGGTTGCCTGCAGCGTGGAGTTTGCCAGGGCAAAGTCATAGCCGGGGCGCAGCACCGATGACGCCGCCACCGCGCCAACCGTCGCCGCTCCGACACCGGCAGCACCCGCGTTGCGCACCTTCGCTGACATCTCCTGCCCCTTGCGGTAGCGCTCGCTGGTCATGTTCAGCCGCTCCTGCTGCGCGTTCAGGCGCTGCAGCTCCTGCTTCTGACGGCTCAGGCTGACGGTTGCCTGCGCCGACGCGGTTTTTAGGCGCTGCTGCTCGCTGCTCAGGCTGCGCGTGGAAATCCCTGCGTCACGCAGCGCGTCGCGTTGTTGCTGCACCGACAGGCGCAGCGCGTTGGATTTGGTCTGCAGCTCAGCCGCTGCCTGCCTGGCCTTCTCCAGCGCGCGGGCCTGCTGCGCGGTCGGGCGCTCGGCGTTCCTGAATGCCACGGCCAGCGCCGACGCCTCAGCCTTCGCATCCTTGAGGCTCTGCTGCGTGACGGCGAGCTGCGCGCTGGCTTTGCGGAAACCGTCAATTTTTCCTGCCTGCGCGTCCAACTCTTTGATGGTTGACTGCGTCTGGCGTATGTCAGACGACAGGTTTTTGGCGGCGGCCTGTACGGCTTTGAAGGGGCGCGAGGCTTTGTCTACCGCATTCAGCAGCACCTGCACCTTGAGGTTATTGCTCATCCGGGTTTGCTCCGCTGCGGATAAAGGCTTTATGCCGCCAGTCCATCAGCTCGGCCAGCGGCATGTCGTACATCTCGGAGGGTTGCCAGTGGAATATCGTGGCGATGTCGGCCATCAGGTCATTAACCGTCAGGCCGTTCGGCCAGTCTATTCGTCCGACTTCGACTGCAAAAAACCGATCACCTTGCCGCCCAGCACAATCAGGTCAACCGGATCGAGGGCGTTACACTCGGCCTTCGTCAGCGCTGGCAGGGTGATGCGCGGCAGCACGGTCAGCAGGGCGTCTACGTCCGACTGACACAGATCGGCCAGGCGCACGCCGCGCAGGCTTCCGGCCGTTGGCTTAATGACGTCAATCTGCTTGATTTCGGTGTCGCCGCGCTTCAGCGGGGTTTCCAGTACAACGGTATTTTCGTTCTGTTCCATGTTCGCTATCTCTGTTCACTATATTCAGGTAAGGCCAGCGCCGCGCCGGGCGCCAGCGTCAGGGTTAAAGCAGGCCGAGGTTCTTGCGGCGCTGCTCCAGTCGGTCGGTGCCGTTGACCTTCTCCACCATGTTGATGGTGTCGATCTCAATCAGCTCTTTGCCGTTAAAGGTCAGCTTGTAATAGGTGTTCTTTGAGGTGATTTTGATTTCCGTATCCTCGCCCTGCTTGGCCTCACCAAAATCAAAGGTCTGGTGTTTACCGCGCACCTCAATCTCTACCGCGATTTCCTCGCCGGTATCGTCGCGCTGGTAGGAGCCGGTAAAGCGCAGGGGAATGTCAGAGGCGCCCCACTGCGTTAGAACCAGCTCATCCATGCCGCCGATGCTCCACTCCATATCGAGCGCGTCATCTTCCAGACCGTTATCAATAAAGGCCGCGCCGCTCATGCCGCCCGCGCGGAACGGATCGAGCTTGCGCGCCAGCTTGGGCAGCGTGACGGCGGTCACGACGCCCTGATAGCTGTTGGCGTCGTTGAAAAGGTTCATGCCTTTCAGTTTGCGTGGCAGTGCCATTTATCCGGCTCCTCAGCTGTTAACGGACGCGGCGAAGTTCGCCAGATAGGTGTCGGTGATGCGCTGGCGCAGGGTCAAATCTTCAAGCGGCGGCACCGGCGTATAGTCGTAGTCGATAAAGAGCTTGCCCGCCTTCAGGCTGTCTTTATCGTTGGCGCTTTCGTCATACCAGGCAGACGCACCCAGCAGATAACCGGCGCTGACCATTTCGCGGAATTTGGCATTGATGCCCGCGATAATCTCGCGCACCAGTACCGGCGTCAGCGGCTTGTCTACTGCCCACATGTGCGCCTCGGCCATGGTGTCGGCCAGCACCTGCGCCGTGCGGGTGTAGTTCTCAAACTGGAAAAGCGGATCGTCGCTGCAGGTGCGGTTGCCCCAGAAGCGGAAACCGTCTTTACGGATCAGCGTGGTGACGTCCGCCTCGTTGAGCAGGTCAGCGTCGGTTCCGGTCTGCTGCAGATCCCAGAATACCGACGCGGAGATGCCGGTCACGCCGTTAACGCCCACGTTGGACAGGGTTTTATGCCAGCCCGTGTCGTTGTCGATTTTGGCGCGCAGGCCCAGCGCGCGCGCGGTCGCATAGGCGGTATCGGACTGGCTGGTCGCGGTATTCCAGGCGAGAAAGTCCGGCCAGATCACCATGACTTCACGCTGGCTGAAGTTCTTGCGATACAAGCGGGCCTCAGAAATGGTTTTGCACTCCCATGCCGAGACGTAGGCGAAGGCGCGCAGCTGCTGCGCGATGCTCGCCAGCGCCGTTGCCACTTCCAGTGAATCCAGCCCCGGCACGCCGAGAATGCGCGGCTTGACGTCGAGCTGGGTCTGCGCGGCAAGCAGCGCTTTCATGCCCGTATACTGGCCGTTTTCATCCGTGCCGCCGATGATATTGGAAATGGTTTCGGCTTCGTCGGTGCCTTCGGCCACGCGAACCACGACGGTAACTGGCTTAGACTGGTCAGCGATAGCCTGCAGCGCGGCGGCGAGCGTGCCTTTTTTGCCAGCCTTGCCGACGGCGCCCTGCACGTTGGTGATCAGCACGGGCGTGTTAAGCGGGAAGGTTGCCGCGTCCGCATCCTGCGCGGTGCAGACCATGCCCACGATTGCGGTTGATACGGTGGAGATGGTGCGCGTGCCGTCGTTGACTTCGACGACGCGGACACCGTGATGATAATCTGCCATCTGTTGCACTCCTGATTAAAGGTGTGCTCAGGGTGTCAGGTCAGGCGGGGCGGTGCATGCGATTGGAGTTTGCTGGATAATCAGCGGACAAAAGACGAAAAAGAGCCCCGCATGCGGGGCCGCATTTATTCCGTTCCGCCGCCTGCTGGCGCAGCGGGCCATTCCGCCAGAGTGGTAGATGTATTAAGTCGACTCAGCAGCACGCGGTATTTCCTCCACGCGGTCAACTGCACCTTCTCCTCGTCTGTCGCCATTTCCAGATCAATCGCGTCCTGTAACGTGTCAATTTTTATCGTTGCATCCCGTAACCTGGCCGTCATGATGGCTTGCTTTGCTTCATTATCCAGCATCGGCACGCGCGGCTCTCCTTGTTTAACTTCGCCGTCAATCAGCCTGGAATCTGGCCCTACCTCCTGGTAAATTTCTGCGGATACCTCGGTTAAATTCTGGCTTTCATATATTTCAGCTTCAGCCTGATTCACAGCAACCATCATGGCAACAACGTAATTCTCTTCGTCCATCTTCAAAAAGAAGCGGGTTTTAAATTCATAAAGCTGCGTTTCTTCACTTTGTTCAGTAGCTTTGATTTCTTCAGCCATTTCAATCACCATACCGCAAAAACATTAATGTTCGTTGCCGAGCCATCGTTATATATACCAACCGAACTAGGCCCTATGCCGTTTAGCCACACCCTGTTACCTGAGTTAAAGTTAGTAATATAAACACCAGGGTTACCCGGAAATGTCACAGGGAAAGTCCAGGTTGTGCTGCCATTTGCATTTAAGTTGACATTTGACCGCGCCCACATTGGCCCATTAGGAAATTTGGTCCATGCACCATTCCCGTTATTACCGGACTGAAACTGGTCAAGCCGCACTGCATGCGCTGCCTGTGTCGCACCGCCCACACTGAAAGGCGTATACTGGCTTCCGGCGAGTGCAGCATAATTCTGCAATACAAAATTCAGGCGGTCATTGTTAACTCCATAAGATCCGGTGCCGCTGTTCGCCATCTGGAATGCCTGCGCCGGGTCGCCGTTAAGCAGTGCTTTTAGCGCCAGTGCTACATTCATCTGTCCACGGTTTACAGCATGTCCGTCAAGCGTGGCGTCTTTGACGAAGAACTGCTGATTGACATTGCCCGCCAGCAATGCGCGCGCGGCAAGCTGATTCGCCATTGTGGTAGCAAAGTTCGGATCATTACCCAGCGCAGCGGCCAGCTCGTTCAGCGTGTCCAGCGTCTCCGGGGAAGACGCAACCAACTGCGCAATGGCCGCCTGCACAAATGCGGTCGTGGCAAGCAGCGTTGAGTTGTTGCCCTTAGCGGGCGTTGGAGCTTTCGGCGTACCGGTAAAGAGAGGGCTTTCCTTTGGCGCGTATTGCTTGTGCGGATCGGCTGCGGCGATGTGCTTTGTCATCAGGTCATCTGCGTACGCTTTTACCTCTATCGTTGCGTTATCAACATATTGTCGGGTCGCCAGCACAACAGCCGGGTCTATCTTCAGCGTTACCGCACTGCTACTGTTCACAATCAAAATCATGCGCACGGTCTGCGTTCGTCCGCTGCCTTCTGCCAGCTGCGGCTTGTAGGTTTCCGGGCAATTCGCCACGGCAATCAGCACGCCGTCGGCGTCATACAGGCCAATCTCACGGATCCAGAATCCGCCTTCGCTTTCGGGGATAATCTGCTCGGCGATAATCTGGCTGCTGTTTGCTGCGTCAACGGTCAGCGAATTTAGCTGCGCGCGTCGTTTCTCGGCAATGAGTTTCGTCTGCGCCGGATCTGGCGTCGGCAGCGTGCCGCCGCCGTCCCCGACGCCCATAGAGGTGATATTCACTTTCGTACCGAGCGCGGCGGCGTTCGCCAGCTTAGCCGCGCCCTGATTGGTCAGCAGGGCAAAATATTTTGTCGTCATGCGCTCACTTCCGTCAGGTCAATAAGATGCACGGCCGCGCCGGAATAACCCGGCCCGCCGACGCTGATAAGTTCAGTGGTGTAAGGGTAAATCGTCAGTTCATCGCCGCTATAGCTGGCAACAGCAACCGGTAGAAGGCCGTTCGCATCCAGATTGATGGACAAGCCGATAAGGTGACGGCTGCAGGGCTTCGCATCAGCTATCAGGCGCTCCAGCTCGTTATACATCTCTTCGGTAATGCCGGTATCCAATACGCCTACATCTAGCCGGAACGTGCCTGGCGCTTCGTTGGTTTTCCACCACTCAATAACCCGGATGAGATAACCCATCGGCTCAACGACGCGGCGGATCGCCCCAATCGTGCCTTTGTGTCGGTGCACGTATTGCGAAGCCGATACCACAGCGCGCTTTGTGGATTCACTCCAGGCTGAATCCCAGCGGTCAACCGACCACGCCCACGCCAGATAGGGCAACAGCGCAACCGGGCAAGTTTGCGGGTTCCACAGCTGACGCAATGGCACGTTCATGGCGCCGATGCTCGCCAGCGCTTCGGCAGCGGCAACCTCAAGCACTGAGGAGCCGGTCGGCAACAGGCGGTCACTCATCCGATCCCCCCACACTCAATGTGTAGCCGGTACAGTAGGCCGCCTGCGTTTTATTGAGCACGACGTCGGCTGACGGCTTAATCAGGTTGACGCGCTGCACGCCCTCAACGTGCATGGCGGCATACAGCGCCGACAGGCGAATATCCCGGCCGAGGCGCTTCTGCGCGGTGACGTAGGCGGCGAGCTTTGCCTCGGAGGCGGCGCGGATGGGTTCTGCCTCCGGCCCCGGATAGAGATACAGCTCGGCTTCGATTTCGTAGCTCACGATCTCCGCCGACTGCACGCTCACCCGATCGGCCACCGGGCGCACGTCCTCGTCGTTAAGCGCGGCGCTCACCACGGCCAGCAGGTCGTCACCGGCGGCGCCGTTTCCCTCGCGGGCGAGCACGGTCACGGTCACGACGGCGGGCGACGGACTAATGGCGGAGGCGTCAGCCACACGGCCGTCGGCGCTTTTGGCGTGGTACTCATAGGCGCCGGTCGGCCCGGCCACGCTCAGCCCTTCAAAGGCGGCGGCGATGCGCAGCCGAAAATCGTCGTTACTTTCCATCACGGCGGCCGTCGGCGGAATGGTCGTATCGTCTGCCGGGGTAATAATCAGGCGGGAAACGCCATTGTTTGCGCCGAGCTGGTCAAGGTCGCCATCCAGCGCATACGCCACCATATTGGCCTTTGCCGCCTCGTTGATACGCTGTCGCAGGATCAGCTCACGATAGGCATTTTCCTGCAGCAGCTTAACGATGGGTTCTGACTCCAGCGCCAGCGTGCGCGCGATAGCGTCCTGCTGTTCTGCCGGGTAAAGGGAAACCAGCGTCGCCTTGCGCTCGGCTAGCAGGCTTTCATAGTCCAGCGTTTCCACCACGTCAGGCGCGGGCAGCTGGCTCAGGTCGATAGTTGCCATATTCTCAGCTCACAGGAACGGTTAAGGAAAGAGGCTGCGCGTTGTCGGTGCGGTTGCCGGTCAGCTCAACCACCATTGCGCCGTTATAGTCCGTCTCAAAGCTGATGGCGGTCAGCTTGATGCGCGGTTCCCACTGCAGGAGCGCCAGATAGCAGGCCGACATAATCTGCAGGCGCAGCGCCTCGTTTTGCGGCTGGTCAATCAGCGCGGAAAGAAGCGAGCCATACTGGCGGCGCATTACTCTGGCGCCGAGCGGCGTCAGCAGAATGTCACGCACTGACTGCCGGATGTGATCGAGATCGGTCAGTGCGCTACCGCTATCGCGGTTCATACCGATATATTTTTCTGCCATTACTGCGGCCCTCCCGATAGATCGCCGCCCGACTTCACGCCGACATGCTGATGAGCATCTACCACGATACCGTTAGAGCTAAGACTGCCGCCGCTGTGCGACACGTCTCCTTTCATCGTGCCGCCCTGGGTGACTTCCAGCTGCGCGGTTTTCAGAAGCGTGGTGCACTCCACCTCTGGCGAATCGAACAGGATTTTTACCGCCGCCTTGATGGTTGCCGTCTGTATGCCGGTTGCGGTCAGCGCGCCGCTTTCCGGCTCATACTCGATCACCGCGCCGTCAGGAAATGACCAGTGCAGCGCATCCGCCGACGCCGACGGCGCCGGGTTGTCATCCGAGAAGATTCCCGGCATCACAAAGCCGGTATCGAGTTCGCCGCCCAGGCATAAGACGAGCACCTGCTCGCCCACGGACGGCGCATTCCAGGAACGGGTTTTACCCGCGCGGGCGCTCAGCCAGTGAAGCCAGTTAGTTGTGTTGTTTCCTGTATCGACGCGGCACAGCCCATCATTCAGATTGACGGCGGACACGGTTCCGATGCGGATCAGGTTGCGCAGCAGGCGCTGAATTTCTGCGATTTGTTCGTTCATGGCGCTAGTTTCATGGCGGGATGAGATGGCGGCAACGAATCGCCGCACGCTCATAAATGGCAGGACAGATCAGCGGGAAAGCTGGCTGAGGATTTCCTGCTCTATCATCTGCAGGTCGTTGTCATTGATACCCAGCAGAGGACGAGCCTCATACTGCACTTCTTTTCCTTTGCGAGACGGCCTGTCGCGCAGGCCATAATGGTGCACGCGTGCCATGCGCTGCACGTTACCAGCAAACTCGATCACCGCCTCGCTGGCGCTCGCCTGCGTCTTCATGTATTTCGCCGTGCGCAGTTTGGCGAACATCTCGCGCTTGATGCGCCCCTTTTTGCTACGTACCGGCTGCGCTTTTCGGGGCTTGAACGGCGTACCATCTGGCGCCTGCTGGCGCTTAATATTTTGCTGCTGACTGGCGCGCAGCTTGCGGCCAATGCTGCGCGCCATCTCTTTACGCGCCGGGGCTGACAGGCTGCTGATGAGCGCCTCCAGACGGTCGTTTACCAGCTGCAGGTCGCTCATGATTGCCACTCGCTGATGAGCTTACCGCCTGCGTAAAGCTGCAACGGCCGCGCATCGTTATCCGGCAGCGGATTCTCGCCAACGTGAGTGACGTGCAGCGCGCCGTCTACCTGCTTCACGATCACGCGCTCGCTCAGTTGTAACTCTATGCTGATATCGCTGGTCGTGTCGCTGATCACGTCCGCTGTGAAGGTAAAGCCCGTCCGGCGCTTTTCCTCGGTTGCCATAATGTCAGGCTCATTTGTCCGCAGCCATTCAAGCAGCGGCACGATCAGCAGGTCGATATTGTCGGCGTAATCCGTAATCACCATGTTCAGCCGGTACTGATATTCAAACGACAACGAACTGGCAAGCGTCGAGACAATGCGCCCGCTGTCTATAAAGACGTTCAGCGCGTCAGGGTTTCGCTGCAGTTCCGGCACGCTGTCGGTCAGCGCCTGGCGTAGTTGTTGCGGTTTCAGCATCGTGTTGCTCCTGGCAGTCTTTGATGATTTCGACCTGTAGCCCGCAGACGGCGAGCGCGGCCTCTAGCTGGCGATTATCCGCCGCCAGATCGCCGGCCGTTTTAAGGCTGTTTCCCGGCACCGGGCAGCTTGTCACGCGCGGACACCCAATCCAGATAATCTCTGGCGCTGGCGAAGGCCGGACGGGCGTGCAGCCGGATAACATCGTCAGGCAGATCAGCAGCAGACCAGTCACGCAGTATCGGATTCGCATCGGTTTCTCTCTGTATTTGCATTTCACGGTTCAGCGCGGCCGTGCTGGCGCGCCCCTGCATCAGCCGCAGCTCAGCCTCGCGTTTCTGGCTGGCTTTAGCATCCGCATCCAGCCTGGCTATCGCCTTATCCCGGCTCTCGATACCCGCCGACAGCGTGCCGATGATGCGCTGCGCGCTGCTGAGATCGTCTTTTGCGACTTTCCACTGCCAGCCGGTCAGGCCCAGCGCCAGCAGCGCTACGGCCAGCAGTCCCGCTATCAGGCGCGTCATTTCACACCCCGCAGGCAGTAAGCCATTTCCGCCGCGCGGCGGTTTTCCAGCCCACGATTGCGCGCGCCGTTGACGAATACCCAGCGGGGCAGCTCGTTGCAGGCATCAGCCCAGCGCTGCGCTTTGATATGACGGGCAAAGGTCGATCCGCAAGCCGCGCGCACGCCGACGTTGAACGCAAAGGATACGGTCGCGTCGTAAACCGGTTGCGGCATATCAACCGGCATACAGGCTCCGATCCCGCGCTCGACGCGCATCACGTCATAAACGAGATTAACCGCAGCCTGCCGCTCGCTGACCTGGCTGCGCGGCGTCACGCCTTCTGTGTGACCAATGCCGTTCGTCCAGACTCCGGCGCTGCACTGGTAAGGCGACGTGCGGCATCCTTCGGCGTTGGCGATAAGCGCCAGACCGGCCTCGGAGGTTTGCAGGGTTTTGAACTGGGGCAGCAGCGCGGCGATAGCCAGCACCGCCACCACGGCGCAGCGCTTAGCGGTCTGGCTCAAGGCTCACCCCCCGCATGCGCTGCTGCAGCTCGTAGGTTTTGCGGCGGTAATGCCAGTTAATAAAGAACGTCGCCACGTTAATGACAACCGTGATAACGGCCACGCCCGAACCGACCATAAAGGCGATATCCTGTGGCGTATGACGGCCGAACCACATCAGGATGAGGCCAATCAGGTAGTTGATCACAGAACTGATTTTTTCCATTTTTAGTCCCACAGGTTCACGCTTTCACCCGTTGAAGAGTCCGGCAGGTCTGGCAGCGTCACCTCGCAGCCGTGCGGCAGCACAGGCCCGCTTTCCGCAAGGCCCGGATTAGCCGCATAAACCAGCTCGACCGCCTGTCCCGTTCGCCCGTAATAGCGCTGGCAGATTTCGTCAACGGTATCGCCCTGCTGCGCGTAAACGTTCATCACAGCAGATCCACAATGCAGCCGGGCTTACCGGCGATGCGGCTGATACTGAATCGCGCGTCGCGCCAGTATTCGTCGGCGCTCGCCTCAACCTCGCCCGCCTTTTTCGTGCCGCTGGCGTCATAGCCGCGATAGCGCTCGACGATGGTTGCGGCGGTCAGGGCGCCGACGGCGGCAAGGTACGCCGTGACCTTTTCGCTTTCGCCGTCGAGCGATTCCGCCGGTACATCGGCAAGCAGCTTAAAGCCCGCGGCTATTTGTGTGGCGCGCCAGTCGTACAGCTCGGCGTTCACTTCCGAGATCGCCGTTTTCACGGCCAGACGCAGGCGCTGCGCCGTGACCGTTCCCTCATAGCGCAGCGACTCGCGCAGCTGCTGCAGGTCAACGTCAGGCCAGAAAAACGTATTCTTCACCGGCGGCTCGGCAGTCTCTGCCGGTCGCGGGGCGGGGATAACAACCGTGTTATGCATAATCGGCCTTTAAAATAGGTGGGCGGTGGAGGTCGGCGCAGACACTGAAAGTGCGTTGCCGTCCTGCCGCCCGTGCGCGGGGTCGCGTTCGGTCAGCGGCTGGCGATGGCCTGCTTTTTCATCGCCGTTCCCAGCCGCTCAATGTCTTTTTTGACGCCGCAGCCGTCGTGCAGCTGCTGCGCCCGTACAAGGTGGGTCATCGCCTCCGAAGCCCTGCCCGTATCGCGAAGCACATACCCGGTTATCTTGTGCAGCTTGGCGCGCACCTGATCGGGCATGTCTTCGGATTCCGTCATCGCAATAGTCGCCAGCAGCGGGCCGACATCGACCGGCTCTTTTGCCGTCCAGGCTCGCGTTGCCGCGCTGGCGACTTCCTCAGCCAGCAGATACGGCAGGCTGGCGCGCTTGAAGCCGTCAGGCGAGACAAGACCATGCGCCAGCGCGTACCGGGCGATTTCCAGCGCGCCGGTCACGTCGCCCGCATCGAGCCGCCAGATCATGACGGTCATCAGCACGGCATCCTGTGCGCCTTTGCCTTTCTCCAGCACGCCGGATACCCACGGCACGTACTCAGGCAGCAGCTGCCGTTTCATTTCCGCCTTGCGCTCGTTGGAGTGCACTTTCTTCAGGCGGCGCTTGTCGTCGTTCAGCTTGATGAGCATCTGCTCATAGCCGCTGGCGTGGCGCAGCGGGTTGTCGGCGTTCTGCGAGGCTTCGATAGCCTCCTGGCGCATGCGGTGACGTCGGGCAGGGCTTAACATGCGTTACGCCTCCGGTGTTGCCGGGGTTTCTGCAGCCGCGCTGAACTCACCGACCTCGATGTTTTCAACCAGGCAACCGGCCGCGTAATCCTCGATCACGTAGTCCTCGTTGATGGACTCGTAGTTTTCGATGCGGTCGCGCTTCGGCACCTCGTCAATCAGGCGGCGGTGCGTGCCTTCTTGCCAGTAAATCGACAGGTTATCCGGGCGGGTAATCATCAGCGCATTTGCCGGAAAATACGGCACGCGCACCGCTGGCAGGTTGCCGATGCGTTTCTGGCTGACGATGAGATCGGCGGCCAGCTGCTCGGTGTTGGCCTGCGACTGATTGACGATCGGGAAGTATTTGTCGGCCAGCAACTGACGGCCCACGATTACAACCAGCTCCGGGTCTTCCTGATACCACGGCTCAATCAGGGTGTTGGTTGCGTCCATCACCAACGCGTCGAGGTTGGCGTAGTCGCCACCTTTGCCGACGCGGATTTTTGCAGACACTACGGCGCCGCTTTCGTCGGTGATTTTGCTCATCACGCGCTCAGGCGCATCGTTGCGGTACTTCTGCAGCCAGCCTACGGCCACGTCCTGCAGCATCGGGAACTTCGCACGGTTAGAGGTTTTGGCACGCTCTACGCCGTTGAAGCCAATCATGATGCGGTCGAGCGCCTGGCGCTTCACGATGGCGTCACGCAGACGGGCCTGAAAATCTTCATAGCGCGCCCACAGGTCGAGGGTGTTGTAGCGGATATGAAAGTCGTAGTTGACCTGCACACATTCATAACCCTGCTTATCCAGCGCGGCAAAGTCAGCGGTTTCGCGCTCGTCGCCGCCTGCCGTGTCGGTCGTGCTGGCAATCGAGCCGGACACGCCGATCCCGACTTTCTCGCCCTTCATTTCGGACACCGGCACGATGTTGACGCGGGTCAGAAAGGCGGACGACTCCTGCACGCGGGTCATCAGGGTCTGCGTGACTGACGGCTCCACGGTGAATTTTTTGTTCATGTCGTCGGTTTCTACGCCGTTCAGCTCGGCGAGGCGGGTCATGAACTGGTTAAACTTGAAGCGGGTATTCTTGCGCATTGGCGTTCCTGTTTATCTCTGTGTTGGGTTTTAATGTTCAGGCCACGCCTGATTAGCAGTCGGTCAGCGCGCCGGATTTCGGATCGCTGCCGGTTGACGCCGGGCGACGATTAAAGCTGCCGTCGGTCTGCGACAGTTGCTCCTGCAGCCCAGCAAAAGCGGCACGGTCTTCCCCGGCCTGCTGCTCGATAGCCTCCAGTCGCGCATTGACGGACTGTTCCAGCGCCGACAGTTTCTGCGTCTGACTCTCCGCGTTCAGCTGCACCTGCTCGGCTACGGCCGTCACCGCCGCGCCGACGTCGGCGAACTGCTCGCCATCGATTTTCTTTTTGGCGGAGAACATTGCGGAAATGCGTGCCATCAGGGACGGGGACGGGTCTGCCACCTCTTCAAACTCGATCACGGTTTCTTCAGCGGCGGTAAACAGGTTGCCTTTGTCCTGCTTGCGTGACGCCAGCGGGTTAGCTTTGGCCGTGGCGCTGAAGCTCAGGATTTCCGTGCCGAGGCTCGCCGGGTCGTCGGTCACAGCCAGGCCGACCAGATACGCCTCGCCCGTGTCGGCAAACTCAGGGTTAACTTCGATGGAGGTGTAGATTTTCTGGCGCGCTTTGGTCAGCTCGACCAGTTCCGGCGTGGGGTCAATCCAGGCATAGAGTGCCAGCTTGCCCTTGAGTGGGCCGTCGCTGATTTCCTCGTCCTCCACGGCGGTCACGTCGCCGAAGCGGCGGAATGTGCTGTCAGCGGCATAGCCCCGAATGTGCTCCATATTGACGCGGGCGCCGTACATTTCCGGGTTGTAGTTTTTCGCCATCTGCGAGATCCAGTTGCGGGAAATCACGCGGCCGTCTGTGGTTGCGCCTTCAACTGCGATGCGAAAACGCTTTGCTTTAGTTGCCATTAATCAGGCTCCGGTCAGGGTGTTGGGTCGGTTCGGGGCCAGTTTCCCCGCCGCGACACAATCCCTCAACGAATGCCAGACCGCTCATGCATCAGCAAACAGAGACAGCAGGCGCGCCATTTTCGGCGCCGGTAGCCTTGGCTGCATGAACATGACACCGACCACCATCATCAGCGATCCGCGCCGTCAGGCCGCGCTGCTTTACTGGCAGGGTTATTCCGTGCGCCAGATAGCGGAGACGCTCAAACAGAAAACGCCAACCGTGCAGAGCTGGAAGCTGCGCGACGCGTGGGATGACGTTGCGCCCATCAGTCGCGTGGAATCCAGCATGGAAGCCCGGTTGATTCAGCTCATCATGAAAGAGGTCAAGGGGAATGGTGACTACAAAGAGATAGACGCGCTCGGCCGCCAGATTGAGCGCCTTGCCCGCGTTGAGCGTTACCGCAGCAGCGGCAACGAGGCGGACTTAAACCCGAATGTACGCAACCGCAATAAGGGCGAGCGTCAGCCGCCGGCTAAAAATGTTTTCAGCGACGAACAGACCGAGAAACTTACCGAGCTGTTTATGGATGGCTGCTTTGAGTATCAGCTCAACTGGCACAAGGCCGGATTAACTCATCGCATCCGCAACATTCTGAAGTCTCGCCAGATAGGCGCGACGTTCTACTTTGCCCGCGAGGCGCTGATAGATGCGCTCACCACCGGCCGCAATCAGATTTTTTTGTCAGCCAGCAAGGCGCAGGCGCACGTCTTTAAAAACTACATCCTCGACTTTGCCCGGCAGGCAGACGTTGACCTGAAAGGCGATCCCATCGTGCTGCCAAACGGCGCGCGGCTGATATTCCTCGGCACCAACGTGCGCACCGCGCAGAGCTATACCGGCAACCTGTATCTGGATGAATATTTCTGGATCCCGAAATTTCAGGAGTTACGCAAGGTCGCCAGCGGCATGTCACTGCACAAGAAATGGCGCACCACCTACTTTTCTACGCCGTCGAGCCTGTCGCACAGCGCCTATCCGTTCTGGTCGGGCGAGCTGTTCAACAAAGGGCGCCGCAGCAAAGATGACCGCATAGAGATTGACCTCTCGCATTCGCACCTGGCGAAAGGCGCGCTGTGCGGTGACGGCCAGTGGCGCCAGATTGTCACGGTTGAGGATGCGCTGACAGGCGGCTGCAACCTGTTCGACATTGATCAGCTGCAGCTGGAGTACAGCCCGGCGGAGTATCAGAACCTGCTGATGTGTGAATTTGTCGACGACGAGGCGAGCGTGTTCCCGTTCGCCGAGCTGCAGAACTGCATGATCGACAGCCTGGAGGAGTGGGAAGACTTTAACCCGTACCTGCCGCGCCCGTTTGCTTACCGCCCGGTCTGGATCGGCTATGACCCGTCGCACACAGGCGACAGCGCAGGCTGCGCCGTCATCGCGCCGCCGGTCGTGGCGGGCGGTAAGTTTCGCGTGCTGGAGCGTCACCAGTGGCGCGGGATGGACTTTGCCGCGCAGGCGAAATCCATTGAGGACTTAACGAAAAAGTACACCGTGGAATACATCGGCGTCGATGCAACCGGCATCGGGCAGGGCGTTTTCCAGCTGGTACGCCAGTTTTACCCGGCGGCGCGCGAGATCAAATACTCTCCGGAGGTGAAAACCGCGATGGTGCTGAAGGCAAAGGACACCATAAGCAGCGGGCGCCTGGAATACGACGCCGGGGCGACGGATATCACGCAGTCTTTTATGGCGATCCGCAAAACCATGACGGCCAGCGGCAACCGCTCAACCTATGAGGCGAGCCGCAGCGAGGAAGCCAGCCACGCCGACGTCGCCTGGGCAATTATGCATGCCCTCTTAAACGAACCGCTTACCGCAGCCAGCGGCAGCGCCAGCCCTTCAATTCTGGAGTTTTACTAATGAGCAAACGCAGGGGCCGCAAGGCCCGTTACGCCACCGCGCAGCAGGCACAGGCAACCGCGCCCCAGCAGCACGCCGAGGCGTTCACCTTCGGCGAGCCGACGCCGGTCATGGACAAGCGCGACATTCTGGATTACGCCGAGTGCATCGGTAACGGGCGCTGGTATGAGCCGCCGGTCAGCTTTCACGGGCTGGCGAAAAGCCTGCGCGCGGCCGTGCACCACAGCTCGCCGATTTACGTGAAGCGAAATATACTGGCCTCAACCTTCATACCGCACCCGATGATGAGTCAGCAGGAGTTCAGCAAGTTCGCGCTCGATTATCTGGTTTTCGGTAACGCCTTCGCGGAGATGCGCCGCAACAGCCTGGGCAAACCGCTGCGCCTTGAAACCTCCCCGGCAAAATTCACCCGCAAAGGGATCGCCGACGGGGTTTACTGGTTTGTGAACGACTGGAAAGAGCCGCATGAGTTTGCGGCGGGCAGCGTGTTTCACCTGCTGGAGCCGGATATCAATCAGGAGCTGTACGGCCTGCCGGAATACCTCAGCGCGCTTAACTCGGCATGGCTGAATGAGGCGGCGACGCTGTTCCGCCGCAAGTATTACCAGAACGGCGCCCACGCCGGGTACATCCTCTACATGACCGACGCGGCGCAAAGCAGCAGCGACATTGACCGGATGCGCCAGGCGATGCGCGACACGAAAGGGCTGGGCAACTTCCGCAACCTGTTCATGTACGCGCCGAACGGCAAGCCGGACGGGATCAAAATTTTGCCGCTCAGCGAGGTAGCGACAAAAGACGATTTCTTTAACATCAAGAAAGCCAGCCGCGACGACCTGCTAAGCGCGCACCGCGTGCCGCCGCAGATGATGGGGATTATCCCGGACAACTCTGGCGGGTTCGGCGACGCAGTAAAGGCAGCGCAGGTATTTGTTAGAAATGAACTGACACCCTTACAAGAAAGAATGAAGGAGATAAATGAGTGGATAGGGTCGGAAGTAATAGAGTTTAAGCAATACCTTTTATAAAAAAGGACGGCCTTGCCGTCCCTTTATTAATTCTTACGTGAATAACACTGTCTTAATGACGAGCAGGTTTCTCGTATTCTGCGTACTTGATAAGAATTAGGAGGTAGAGGTCGATTTGCAATATCAGTATCGCTTGTCATAGCCTGCCTCAAATCTTTAAAAAGTTTCGGTTGATATTTGCTACCACCGCAGGCAGATATCTCTCGAGCACTGGTTGTAAGACTTTTTATTTCACGCTGTATCTTCGATAGTGCAATGGTGGGTTCTTTAGTAGTATGCTCAGCCCAAAATTCTAGAGCAAAATCCTCAAGAAGCTCAAGCTTTTCTCGGAACTCACCAATCCACTCATTGTGCCGCTCCTTTGCGGAATCACTATCATCTTTATTAAGCTGATAATATGTCATTCCACAACCAGCAATCCACCCTATAATAACAAGAGCCCATGTAATCCATTGATTTTCGTCCCCCAAAAGGGAACCGAGCTTGCACCATATATCAGATGACCAAGTGCAAGCCTCTTTTAAAGAGTTAATGTTGCTCATGAGAATATTTTATTGCATCCTCGATATACTCTTTAATTTCATCAATAAGCTCCGGCTCTTCGTCAGATTTAAGCTTAATGCCTCTAATAACATCAATGTCATAGCCCTTCCTGATCAGTCCGCCAAAGCTTTCTTCGAGAAAAGACGAGCCGTATCCTTCAGTACCATCAAGATCAATGACAAGACCCTCATTCGATGCCAGCTCTTGCTCTATCCAGTCGCGAAAATCCTCTCCTGAGGCGGATCCTAACTTTTTGTACCTTGGTCCGGGGCATGGGTATCTATCAGCTACTTTTATCATTTTCATCCTTTGAAGACTCCACATCACAAGGTATTGACCACTCGATTATAGTACCTCTCACAGAGGATTTATGGTCAAACGTAACCTCATTTATGTTACCACTTTGACCTTTGTAAATATACCGTCCTCTATTTGAGAAAATGCTCATGTAACCGGTACCAATAGAGTCTATAACTGATTTTATATCTTTCAGCCCCTTGCCTCGGTAACGCTCACCAGTTCTGGTTTTTTGAACTTCGGTCGAAGCCTTGATAAATATGGAATCTTTTACATTGTCAAGTGAGTAGCCCAATACTGCTATGAGAGTTCTTAGAGCAGTTACGCCTTGTGTTTTCGGAAGTGTCCTAGGAATGCCCACTCCTTTGTCACAGATGACCACGATGAGCTCTTTGCCCCGGATGCCTGCAAATGTCCACCACTTAGCAGTATCGTCAGATTCCGAGTGCTCTTTGTCGTCTAAGTAGGCATGCTCTACAGAATTCGACATTGCCTCAGTAAAGCCACGATAAAGTTTTTTAGATGCACGCTGTGCAAGTTCCTTTCTAATTTCACCCATCATTTCTTTGGCTAAAATTGGCTCAGAACAAGAACCCGACGTGTATTTCCAGAATGTGACGTCTTCAAATTGTTTTGTGGCTCTTTTTTGTTTCCTTAGTAAGTCATAGAAACCAACCTGGATTAATATGCTCTCAATTTTTTCTTCTAAAGGATGGGAGAAATTTATAGATCTGTATCCATCTTTATTTTTTTTAATTAGGACATCAATCTCCGCAATAAATGAAAGCATTGCAGCCGCACTGATTAACTTAGTATTGCGGAAATCAATAAATATACGCCGCCCCTTTTTGATGCAGTCGCATATTTCATTGAGGAACTTATTAGTTAACTCGAAATTTCTTTTGTCGTAATAATCTATTTTGACTGGAGCGACGAAGATCACCCTTTTATTGCTAACTTTAAGTTTTACTCTCGGATTATACCGCTCTTTCAACGAAAGTCTAAGACGTAATTTTCTACGGTTATGCTCTACAATTTCCCAAGAAGCGCTATCCAATGAATTGGATAAAAGTTTTTTTAACCGGCTGATTTGATTTCTTTTTGTTTTCTTTATGTTCAAACGTTTGGAATTGTCTTCCATGATATACCCCATAACCATTAGAGATTTTTATGATATTGCAACATTGGCAATAAGAATAGTCTCCAAAGTCATTTTTTTTGATGTGTGTGGCATTTTTACCCGATCATGCCCAAGAACAGCAGCCGCGCGCAATGCTATCCCCGCCACGCCTGCCCGCTTTGTGCACCGCTTTTAATGCAGTTGCATCAGACAAAAAAAACGAGGCCAGCACTGGCCCCGTCGCATGTTTTCAGCTGTGGTAATCGCATGCAGATCCATGCACGTTATGCATGCATGGCTCACTGCAGCTTAAAATCGTCCGCCGACTCCGGCTTAAAGGTGCTTTGCGGCTCCAGGCTGTTCAGGAAAAGTATGCCCTGATGGAGCGAAACGGGCTGAGGCAGCTCAATGATGAAAACAAAATCGTAGGTCCGACCGAGCCAGTACCCGCCGCCGCTTTCTCTGGATCTCTGGAAAAAGACCCACTCGCCCGGCGTGTAATAAGTAAGCAACTCGCCACGATGCACAATTTTGAACTTGTCCGCGCTTTTAGCCATGACCTAACGCCTCGCCATGCTCGTTGTTCAACTCAGCAAACGCCAAAATCAGGCTTTTGGCGCCCGCTGAGTTACCTCAATCAGCCAGCTATCATCCTCCCAGACGTTCTGCAGCAGATCGCTCAGGCGCCGCCGGTCTTCATCGACCTTTAGCCCAGGCATTTCAATTTTTGTGTAGCTGCCCTGACGCACTCGAATAACCGCATCCGGGAAAATGGCAGTCACTCGCTTGTTAACCTCAGCATCAAATGCATCAATCACGGGCTGGCTTATCTTCTGGTTTTTATCAAGTATGATTTCGATATGCATCACGATCCCTATTCAGCAGCGTAAAAAATTTCCTCATCAGCATCCTGACGAGTCTCTGAGTTTGCCAATTCGGCAATAATAGTAAGTGCCAGTTTCAGGTCAGACGGCTTGCAGTTAGCAATCAGCGAAACCTCCGCAATAAACTGCATGCACGCCATTTTCTTATGCATCTGGCTTGATTCCTGAGCCGTCATTTTCCCTCCCCAAATTGTACTGTGTATTTATACAGTAGCACAGCATTTACAAGTAGAGAAAGAAAAATGTCTGGCCCGGAAAGCAAATTTATCTGGCTGATACGAAACAATTTTCTTTAGCCGCTTATGCCATGCTAGTCAGGAAACAAAACTGAATAAGTTGCCTATCAGCCTGTCGAATATCTTTAACCTTAGCCCATTATTGGCGGATTTTTGCACGCGAAGCCTGCACAAGACGGTTAACCCGCTCTAACAAACCTGTCTTTTCTGGCTCCAGAATAGGGCGGAACAGGTCGCCATAAGCCGAGCTGCGGAACATGCGGCCTGCGATTTTGGTCTGCGTGCCGCCAATCAGGCGCACGGCCAGCCCGCGGCTAATGGTTTCACCGCATAAATCCTTCACCTGGCCTATCACGTTATCGCACGCGGCCTCAATTTTGTCCGACCGCCTCAGCTGCAGGTGCCGCTTTTCTGGCTCCTGCGCCCTGATCCGGCTCAGCAGCTGTCGCCTTTCTCGCCTGCTCATGCCGTCCAGGTCGATATTGTCGAAACTTTCCGGCGGGTTCGAATCCTCAGATCTCAAACCTCCCGTACAGTTATTGACAGAACTCCGAGAGGACGCGGACGCGTCCTTAAATTCAAAACCCAAATCAACGGCACGTTTCGGCACAATCTTCCACTGCGCGAGACGGGTGAGGATCGGCGTATCTTCGCCAACTTCAGTTGCATAAACGCCCTTTATGCGCACGGTTTCCTCGCCGTATTCGTTCACGTCATCGCTGGCCTGATACCAGGTGCGCACGGCCAGCTCGTCGCGGCGAACGAAGGGGCCGCCCTGTGCATTGACGTATCCTGCCCAGTCTCCCGCGTCGGCAGCGTCATGCGCGGCCGCAAACTCAACGCTGAGGCCGTGCGCGGTGTCGCTGTCAGCCATGCGGCGCAGCTCGCGGTAAACCGTCACCGGCGCGCCGCCCACAAACTGGAATTGCCGGATGTGCCAGCGGGCCGCCCAGGCGGAAACAGCCGAGGCGGTTTCCTTCAGGTCTTTGCCGCTTTCGTCGTCCGTCTCGCCGTCCAGCGCGTAGCCGTCGATATTCTTGGAAATGTACTTAGCGACGTAGCCCGTCGCGCTGCCCTTCTCCGGGTCGATAGCCTCCGCGTGAAAGCGGGCCTTGCGGGCCTTGTCGGTCGTCAGCTCGCCGCTGTCTTCCTGCCAGGCGTAGTCGCGCATAATCTCGCGCACGCGCTCAACCTGTTCAGGACGCATAAACATCAGCATGTGCCAGTGTGGGGTCGCGTCGTGATGAGGCTCGGCAACGCGGATCCCGAAGATGCGGATTTCTTCGCGGTGCAGTTTGGCGCGGATTTTTTGCCAGACGCCGCAGAGGTACCGCTGGGTGTCGGCCGGGCTGGCGCCATTCCACTTGCGATTGCGATGGCCGGTTTTGATTGTGGCGTGATAGCGCGCCGGGGCGGTCAGCGTGTAGAACTCGCCGATGAAGCCCATTTCGTTGCAGATGTTTTCGAAGCCGCGAATGCGGGTCATCAGCTCGCAGCGACGGATCGCCGGGTTAGCCACGCTGCCGTCGTACTTCTCGATCAGGCTGATGCGGTTGCCTTCCTCGTCTTCCAGCTCCATGCCTTTCAGAAATTCACGGGTGCGGCGCTTCTGCTCGCGCCACTCTGAGACGGTCATGCTGCTTGCGTAGGGGGTATGTTTTTTGCTGACATTAGCCAGGGCAATCTGCAGATGCTCGCGCCATGACGCGGCGACGCGGCGCAGGCGGCCCTTCCACCACTTTTCGGTCTGCATGCGCATGATCGCCGGGGTCACTTCCTCCGGCTCGAACAGGCGGGACGTAACCTTTTCCCACAGCGGCGGCGTCTGGCTCAGCTCGCGGGTGATGGTGGCGGCGGTCATGTAAACACGATGTGTGTATTTGTAATCCGACTCGTCGCTGGCCTGCGCGTGCGCCTGTACCAGCTCGGCGAGGATGAAATTAGCCACATCCCCGGCCAGCAGGTCGACGTCGGCGCGCGCCATATCCGGCAGGCGGTTAAAGCGGCGCATCAGCTCCCACAGCGTACCGGCCGCGCTGGCCGCGCCAGCCTGTTGCGCGGCATTGCCTGCCAGCAGGTTAAACGTGCCGCTGCTCATTTCTCCGAGGCGGTACTGCTCACTGACGCATTCAACGCGTGGCAATGTGCGCTCAACAAAGGTTTTTGCTAAGTACGCATTGGCACGGGCAATGCCCTGGGTCTTTTCAAGCTCGCTGACGCGGCGCTTAACGTCGAGCTGGATCAGCGTCGGCTGCTTTTCCAGTAACTCCTGCGCACGCGATAAAGCCGCAATCATCTGACTGCGGCTGTGCATCTCCTCATAGGTGGGGTACGGGCTGGCGATGGCTTCCCGTGGAGCATTCCACGGGTAAGCGTATTCCTGAATCATTGAACCGCCTGCACTTCTGCAGACCAGCCAGAGCCTGCCGCCGGATCAACGCCGACAAAAACTGCGCTCTCCTGTGGACGGCGCACGGCGATGATTTCCGAGGCGCGCTTGCTCTCACCGGCGGCAACGCCAACTGAGCGGGCTACGCTGATTTTGGTGATGTCGAAAGCGCGAAGAATGCTGCGGGTGTAGAGAGTGTCGCTGTTTGAAACGACTACCGGGCAGCGCTCAGAGACGTCCATCAGCATGCTGACCAGATCGTGATGCTCATCTTTGTCAAAGCCCGCTGAGTGATAGTCCGAAAACGTCCCGTCATAGGGCGGATCGCAGTACACCACGTCGCCAGCTTTAGTCAGGCGCAGCGTCTCGCGGAAATCGGCGCAGATAAACGTCGCACACTGCGCCTTTTCCGCGAATGCCTCAATTTCTGCCAGCGGGAAATAGGGTTTTGAGTAATTACCAAAAGGAATATTGAACTCGCCGCGACGGTTATAGCGACAAAGGCCGCGATAGCCGTTGCGGTTCAGGTACAGGAAGTGCGCGGCGCGCTCCAGCAGGGGTAACGCCGGGTTATGGTTGAACGCCTCACGGACAGAATAATAACTTTCGCCTGTGGTGTTCTGATTGAACAGGCTGGCCGCCACAACGATAAAGGGGCGGGTGTGCTCCTTTATCTGGCGGTACATGTTGATCAGGTCGGGGTTAATATCCGCTACCAGATAGGAAGGGTAATCGGTGCTCATCATCACCGCGCAGGAACCGGCGAAGGGTTCGACCAGCCGATCACCTGCTGGCAGGTGCGCCAGCAGCTCAGGCATTACGCGGGACTTGCTGCCCGCCCATTTCAGGATGGTGCTCATGCCGCACCGCCTTTTGAAACTTTCGCGTACCGCTCAGCCATGTCCTGACAACTGACACAACGAGTAACGCCACGCACGGCGCGGCGGCGCTGTTCCGGGATCGGCGCGTCGCAGTCTTCGCAGAATGAAGCCGCAACGCTGACCGGGCGATTAACCACGCTGGCGATGTTGCGCGCCAGCAGCTCATCGGCGCGCTGCTGCGCCATGTCCATTGAGTCAGCCATTAGCGCACCGCCTCACGAGCTTCGTTCTCATAGCGCTCTGCTTCAGCGCGGATTAACTCAATAGCCTCAAAGCGACTCGAAGATTTACGCTCAATCTGATCGGCCAGCGCAACCAGGCGGCGCGCTACGAGTAATCCACGCTCTGCGCGCTCTTCCAAACGCGCAGCAGTGAGAAGCGTTGTCAGCTGCTCAACGTCAGCGTTAAAGGTTTTAATTTCGATATTTCGCATTTCACTTTCTCCTGAATTTGGGCAAAAGAATGCCCGGCGGGTTTACGCCATTTATTTGCTTGAGGTTAATTAATTAGGCAGAGCCATTCGCTTCGGAAATAAACTCACGACTGCTTTTAGATGATTCATTGCACGAATAAGCGCCGCTCTTTCATCAGTAGTTAGTTCACTAAATTCAGCCTCGTGCCTGTCTTTACCGATGTTTGCCAGGAAGAGAATCGCGCTCAGTGCGCGCTTGTTGTCCTGATAATTACTGTCTGTGACATCGCGCATTTCAGAGAAAAAACGGGTCATATCTTTTTCACAGTTGCCGCCCATCAGCTGCGCGCGGATTAAGGCAACGTGATTCAGCGCCGAAACCCGTTGGCCGGCAGAAAGCTCGACCAGCATTGAATCACCCTCGATAGCCATGCTTTACCTCTTTGCTCTTTTACCTGTACCTGCTGGCTCAGTACCGGATGCCAGCGCTTGCCGTTCTCGCCCATAATCCAGCCGTGCCCGTATGACATTGACGGACTCTGGCGCTTGAGGCGTGCCGCGAATGAAATCATCGTGCGCCCTCAGCTGATGCCAATCGACGCGCCCAGCCCACTGATTGCGTCAACGGTTGAGGCTAATGTCGGATTGGAATGAACGCGGGTCTGCACGGCCAGCGCGGCCAGCATCATGCAGCGGATCCCGGTATTAGCCGCTTCCAGAATGCCGCGACGGCAGGTTGCCGTGATTCGCTCCGGGTTCGCAGCGGTAGCGGCCATGTGTCCGACTTCGGCGGTCGCCTTCAGCACATACGCCGGATACTTTTCTTTTGCCAGCTCATTGACCGGTACGCAGGGCAGGCAGTGCAGCTGTGCGAGCATGCCATCCATCAACGTGGCGTCTTCGGTCAGGTCGGTGAGCAGCAGCACCTCTGGAACAGTCAGCTGATGCACCTGCTCCGGGTTCAGCTTGTTGCGCAGAGTCTGCACTTTCATGCCCGCCCGCTGCGCCAGCTCTTTCATGTTGTGAGTCAGCGCAAACTTGCGGCAGGCTTCGTCGTAGTGGTTATGGGTGGAAGTCTTAAAATCAAACATGGCTATTCCCTTGCTCAACTTAAATAATCAAACTCAGTTAAGAGATTGCGAAGTGCGTGCGTCGATATAGTGACAATCGACCGCTTGCTGAGTGAGTTTGTCGCGCCATGCTTTGACATTGATGAGGACTTTACTGCGTTTAGCCGCCTCCTCTTTGTTGGAGAAATCCTTAGTCGGCGCCTTGAGAAGAACACCCTCATCAAGCCATTGCCAAACAAGGCGCTCACTAACGCCGCGCATTGCAGCAAAGTCGCGGACGCTCATTGCGTCAGCCATTGCTGAGCCGATCATTTTTTGCAGGCTAGGTAAAAGGGCTGAAACGATAGCATTGAGTTGAGAGTCGCTGAATACGCCAGCTTGCTTTTGTGAATTTTCAGGCTCATGCGGTGAAGTTGCTTTTGCTTCTTTCATATCGCATTATCTCCGGTTGTGTGAATTATGGTGCAGTGTCGTGCATCTTGGTCGATGAGCGTCACTATAGATCGTTAAAAATTACCTGTAAATAATTTTATAAATACTGATGGTGCTTTTTTATGTCTGATGAACAGGGCGGTAGCTGGAAGGTTGATGCGAACAATGGCGCTTTGGATCGCATCATGTCCTCATACGGCGTCAAGATGCAGAAGGATTTAGCTGATGTTCTGGGCATTGCAAAGCACAGCGTCAGTGGATGGGTTCAGCGCGACGCGATTCCAGGCGGCATCATTGTGCGCTGCTGCCTTGAAACCGGTGCTGATATCAATTGGCTTGTAACTGGCGATCTTGCAAATGCAAGCTTGAGGAGTGTTGAGCCTGAATTGAAAGGCAAAGCCTTGTATGACGAAATCATGGCCAATGGCGGAAAGCATGTATTGCGACGCCTGCTAGACGCATACGGGTTCACAATGCAAAAGCAGCTAGGCGACTTGCTCGATATTTCGTCTGGCACCATTAGCACATGGATACGAAGAGAGTTCTTTCCCGGCGACGTTGTCGTTGCATGCGCACTGGACACAGGTGTTTCATTGCGATGGCTCGCAACTGGTAAAGGTGACATGTTTTCGTCGTCAGAAAACAGAGAGCCAACTTCTGATATTAAGCGGATTTCAAAGTTTAAATTAGAATCCGGCAAACTTATCGAATCAGGAGAATGGATTGCAGACTCCTCATTGACTCCCGTGTCAGCTGCCTCCTTGTCTTTCATTGAAGGCATTAGTCACTCATGGCTTGTTAATAAATCCTCTGATGGCATAGGTAATGGACGTTGGGTTATTAATATAGATGACTCATTAGACGTCTTTGATGTTGTCCGCTTACCCGGCGGCAAATTAAGACTTTCAAATAACGCAGTTAGTTTTGAGTGTGCAACAGTTGATGTAAAACCGTTTGGTGCAGTTATTTTCACTTTAGAAAAAAATACGTAGAGAAGAATATGAAATACAAATTATTAGGTCTTTTACTTCTTGTGACTGCCACCTCCGCCGGCGCTGCCGAGCAAAGTAAAGAAATTGATGGCAAGGCATTCGGAGATGACTGGCCTTTGACTTTTACCTCAGCAAAGGTTTCTTGCGTGAATCGCCTGTACGTTTTCGTCTATAACACTAAGACGGATGAACGATATCCTGTAAATGGGACAGCTAAGAATGCCGTTAAAGCCGGAAAGCTTGAAGGAAGTGATATTAATGAGGTTTGGAAGACCTCGCCGGATGATGTTAATAAAAAAATAAATATCGGTCCCGTTCTTGATGAGGGTTTCGCCCTTTGTGATCGCTAATTAGTTTCTATCTCGGTTTCATTATGACTGTAAGCAAACAAAAAAATGGTAAATGGCTGGCGCAGATTTTCCCAAACGGAAGGGAGGGTAAGCGCATCCGCAAGCAGTTTAATACGAAGGGTGAGGCCGAGGCCTTCGAGGCCTATATAAAAAGGGAATCAGAGGAAAAGCCTTGGCTTGGCGAAAAAGAAGATCGTCGCAAGCTGAGCGAGCTTATTGATTTATGGCACAGACTTCACGGTCAATCTTTATCTGCCAGCAAATCCAGACTGGCTAAGTTGCACATTGTATGTAGGGGAATGGGCGACCCAATCGCAGCTAAGATTACTCAAAAGGATTGGGCACATTACCGCGATCAGCGTTTGAGCGGCCAGATTGATAATGGCTACCATGCAAACCCAGAAAAATGGATAGCTAAGCCGATTACAGTGAACCGCGAGCAGCAATATCTGGACGCCGTATTTAACGAGTTACGCAGACTGGGGGAATGGAAGCTTCCAAACCCTATAGAGGGTGTCCGCATCTTCAAAGAAAAAGAAAAGGAAATGTCCTGGCTAACTGATAGCCAGATCAAAATCCTTCTTAATGCGTGCGACTCTTACGGCAAAATTTATCTGACACGGATTGTGAAGGTATGTTTAGCGACCGGCGCACGATGGAGTGAAGCGGAGCGGCTAAACCGTTCCCAGCTTTCTCCTTATAAGCTCACCTTTACTAAAACCAAAGGCGGCAAAAACCGAACTGTCCCGATCCCTCGCTGGCTCTATGATGAGCTGTCCCCCTTACAGGGGAGGATGTTTCAGCCTTGCTATCAAGAGTTTAAAAAGATGCTCGCACTCACGGATATTGAACTGGCGGAAGGGCAAAAGACCCATGTCCTGCGGCATACCTTTGCCAGCCATTTCATGATGAATGGCGGCAATATATTGGTGCTGCAACGAATTCTCGGCCATGCCAACATTCGTGAAACTATGCGTTATGCGCACTTTGCGCCAGATCATCTGGAAGAGGCCGCGCAGCTTAATCCGCTGGCTAACTATAGTGGCAGCAGCTTGGCAGCAGAGGTTGCATAA